TCCATCTTTAGGTGCATCTGGTGGACATTTTCAATTACAAAATGGTACTTATGGATTACTTGCTGGTGTAAATGGTGCAGGAAATGCTTGGATGCAGGTACAAAGAACCGATTCAACTGCAACTGCATATAATTTATTATTACAACCAAATGGTGGTAACGTAGGAATCGGGACTACGAGTCCTGCTTATAAATTAGAAATTTATGATGCGGCAGGTGCAAGTATGGTTGTGGGTGCAGCTACGGGTAAAGGGTATTTTTATGCAGATGATGCAGGTGCCACAGTTGGAACATTATCTGCAATACCATTAAGGTTTGCTACATCTGCCACAGAACGTATGCGTATCACCTCGGGTGGAAATCTCTTGGTAGGCACAACAACGGATAGTGGGTATAAGTTGGATGTGAATGCAGGTAATTTAAGAGTTAAAGGAAGTACAAATGAGCAATTAGTTTTAGACTATACTACCGCAAGTGGAGGTTTTACTTGGCAATCATTCCGTATAAACGGAACTAATAAATATAGAATATTTGGACATACTGATAATAGTTTTGCTCTTTATAGTGATACTGCATCTGCACAAGTTTTAACGTTTGCATCCACAGGTGCCGCAACATTCAGTTCATCGGTAACGGCAACATCATTCATTAAAACGGGTGGTACATCAAGCCAATATTTAATGGCGGATGGTAGTGTTACAACAAGTAGTGGTAGTGTTGGTGGTAGTGGTACAACAAATTACATTTCTAAATGGAATGGTACGACATCATTAGCCAACTCACAAATATTTGACAATGGCACACAAGTTACGATAGGTAGCAATGTGGCAATGTACAAATTTGCGGTTAATCCCGTATCTAACTCATATTTTGGTATCGGTTACACGGGAACAAATAGCATATTTGTTAATGCGGTTGATAGTGGTTTTACCTCAATTCCAATTGTCAATAATGCTTTATCACATACATGGTTAATTGGTTTTGGTACTGCAATGACTTTGACCTCATCACTTGATTTATTAATTGGAACATCTACGGGAGTTAGTGGTGGAGGTAAATTACAAGTTAATGGAGATGTTAATATCAATGGTAACTTTAAAATCAATGGTACGGTAATCGGTGGAGGTGGTGGTAGTGGTATCACGGGTAGTGGTACAACGAACATGATTGCTAAATGGACAGGTGGTACATCATTAGGAGATTCAGCATTGTACGATAATGGGGCTTATTCAATGGGTATTGGTACAACAAGTATTGCTTTCCCAACCGATAGAAAAGGATTAGTAATTAGACCTAATGGTGCAAATAGTGGTGAGATTCTTTTGCAAAATAGTGGTAATACAAATGGTTCTACGGATGGTTTTGCAATAGCAAATATTAATGGTGATGGTGTTGCCTTGTATAATCGTATTAATGCACACATTAGATTTGGTACTAACAATACCGAGAGATTGAGAATAACCGAGGATGGTAACTTAGGATTTGGAACTACAAGTCAATTTGGTGGTGGTGTTAAGGTAATTGGTATTTCAAATTGTACATCTATACCTAATACAACTCCAAGTGGTGGTGGTATATTATTTGTTCAAAATGGTGCATTAAAGTACATGGGTTCAAATGGAACTTACACAACCATTGCAAATGCGTAGTGGTTGCTTTTTATAATTTTATTATATTATATTTGTTACATTAATAACTTAAAACAAAAAATAAAATGAAAGATGTAAAGAAAACGTACAAAGACTTGTACATGGTTGTGGCTTACACCGCAGCAAACATTATGAACGAGTCTACTAAAGGACAAAAGAAACTTGCTTTAATTCGTAAAAAGTTTCAACCTTATTTAGATGAGTACAACGAGAAACGTGATGAGTTACGTTTGGACAATGCAAGTGTGGATGATAAGGGTAATTTAATCTTAGATGAAAAAGGAGAATACAAGTTCTCTAAAGAGGGATTAAAGAAGTTATCACAAGAGGTAAAAGAGTTAAGCGACAAAGAGTTTGACTACACACCAATTTTGATTATTAATCCTGAGGAATTAGAATTATACACATTCTTGGATGGATGGGTAAGTGGAGTTAAATTTGAAAAAGAAGAAGAAATAGAATTATAAAATTATGTCAGAAATCGTTCCAGTATCAGCAGTAACATACCAATGGGTAATTGTTCAATTAGATTGTAAGCCAAGTGTTGATGGTTTGCAAGATTATGTAGTTGTATGCCATTACCGATATAATGGTGTGTATCAGGATATTTTTAAGGAAGTCTATGGAACTTGTTCTTTTGAGATTGACCCTGAGAAACCTAATTATATTCCTTATGCTGATTTGACCGAATCTGATATTATTAGTTGGTTAGAGGCATCATTAGATGTAGATGCAATGCAAATAGGTATTGACAATCAAATTAATGATGCCCTTAACCCTCCTATAATTGTTCTTCCACTCCCTTGGGCAAATACTGAAGCATAATGGATTTTTTTGACAAAGATTTTATACTCCCTGGTTTATTCTCCGCCATAACTGGTCTATTTGGTTGGCTTATTGGTAGAAAGAAAGAGAATGTAGAAATACAAGGTAGTGAGATAACTAATGTTCAAGAAGCAATTAAAATTTGGAGAGAGATGGCTACGGATATGAAAGCTGAGGTTGCTGACTTAAAGGAAAAGGTTGAAACATTAACAACTGAGATTCATACATTAAGAGCCGAAAATGTGGAGTTACGCACCAAATTAGGTCTAACAAATGAAGATAACGAAAATAAGCACTAAAGGATTAGACATAATCAAGAAGTACGAAGGATTTAGTTCTAAGCCTTATTTATGCCCAGCGAAAGTACCAACTATTGGTTATGGGTCTACATATTACGAAGATGGGAGCAAGGTTAAATTAACCGACTCCCCGATAACACAAGAAAGAGCCACCGACTTATTGGAGGCTCTTTTAGTTTCCTTTGAACGTGCGGTAGATTCCTATTGCATTGATACTATCAACCAATCACAATTTGATGCACTTTGTTCTTTTGCTTATAACTGCGGGGTAGGAAATCTAAAGTCTTCTACCTTATTAAAGAAAGTCAATGTTAATCCCGATAACCCAACTATTAAAGATGAGTTCCTTAAATGGACTAAAGGTGGAGGCAAAACATTACCTGGGCTCATAAGAAGAAGAACCGAGGAGGCACAACTCTACTTCTCATGAAAAAGCTAATTCTCCTTATTTTTGCAAGTTTGTTTATCATATTTTGCGATTCTTGTAGAACAAAACAATTTGTTAATCAAACTTTAACGACAAAGATTCACGATACTATTCGTGATATAAGAACCATTGAAAAATTTAGTGCCGTACATGATACTCTAATCATAGACAATCCATGCGATTCTAATGGCATCTTAGGCACTTTCTACTCTAAAATAAGAGTACCACAAGGACAAGTAATTATAAGGTCTTACAAGGGCAATATTAAAGCCACAATTGATTTAGATTCAATCTCACAAGTATATGATTCCAAGTATCGTAGTAAGTACAAACAAGAAGTTAAATTCTTTGAGAAAATAGTAACAAGAAATGTTGTACCAACGTGGGCAATAGTGACTATATTCTTAGAGTCTCTAATCATAGTCGGATATTTCTACTTCCGATTTATAAACCCATTTAAGTAATGAGCAAAGACCACAAGATAGAAGCCGTAAAGAAGCATTTTTATGGCTCTAAATTAGGAAAGAAAGACTTTTGTGAAAAGTTTCATAATCAATATGGATATGCTAATTGGTCACAATTAAAGAAATTCATGAATATGAATGGTATTTTAATGAGTGAAAGGTCATTAGAATATATTGAGTCAGCAGTTAAGATAGAGGAAACTATTAATTATGACTTAGACTTAATTGACAATTTTGGTATAGCAGATTCATTAAGTAGTGATTATGTATCACAAGTCTTACCCGAAGAAATAAAAAAGGTAGGTATCTTATCCGACATTCATTTCCCTTATCATTCCTTAGAAGCCTTAACGATTGCAATTAAGCATTTAAGACAAGAGAATATTGATTGCTTGTATCTTAATGGTGATATCATGGACTTCTATTCTATCTCAAGACACGAAAAGGATAAAGACCTTCGTGACTTTAAAAGAGAGGTGGATATGAGTAGAGACTTCTTAAAGAAGCTAAGAGATTTATTCCCTTATATCCCAATCTATTACAAACTTGGTAATCACGAGCAAAGGTGGGCAAGGTCATTACAAACTCAAGCAGAAGAATTTGCTCAGATACATGACTTACAATTTGATATATTCTTCCACTTGGATAAACTACAATTTAGATTAGTTCATGATTGGCAGGGTATGGAGATGGGAGACCTACTTGTCATACATGGCCATGAGCCCTTTGGCTCAGGTGGTGCTAATCCTTCACAAAACTTAATGAACAAAACTTTGTGCAATACTTTGATGGGACACGTTCATCGTACCTCTACAATGCAAAAGAAAAATGGCTTTAAAGATTTTATTAATACTTATAGTACTGGTTGCTTAACAGTTCTTTCTCCAAAATATATGCCATTCTCAATGCACAATCATGGGTTTGCAATAGTGGAGATACAAGATGGTAAATCTAAGGTCAAGAACCTCATGATTAAGGATGGCAAAATAAGTTTTTAGTAACTCATTTATTTTTATACCTTTACCATTGCGTTTTTCATTGATTTGTTTTGTGGTTAGGTTAGGCAAGGGTGGCAATATTGTCACCTTTTGCTTTTAAACAAAAATCCCCAACGCTATAAGCAAAGGGGATTATTTATTTTCTGGAAAATCAAATCAAATTCTTAAAAACCTATTTTTAATTCAGTCTTTATTTCTTTAATGGTACTTGTTTTTGGGTCAATAAACATTTCTAATGTTTTACATTCCCCATCCCTTTGTTTCATAAATATGTACTCAATAATATTTGTGTATTCTACGTTAGGATTCATCTCCTCTTTAGCCCTTTCATAAGCATAATAATCTTCTCTATACAAACCTATAACTACTGAGGCCATTTGTTCTAATTTACCTGTTGACCTTAAATCACTTAGCCTTGGTCGATGAGAGGCTCTTGCCTCATTAGAACGATTCAATTGTGCTGCACATAAAAAAGGAATATTAAGTTTCTTAGACAGGATTTGTATCTTATCTGCAACACTACCTGCTATCTCAGTTTCATTTGAACCTTTAATACTGCTATCTGTCATCAATTGGATATAATCAATAACAACCATTTTAATATTCTTTTCTCTAACAATCTTTTGAATAAGATTAGTTAAATAGTTTATATCCCTATTTGCACCATCATACCATGTTATAGGAAGTTTTTCTAAATTAGTAACTGCTTGTTTTTGAATGTTGCTAAATTGGTCAATACTTAATCTACCTGTCTTAATTTTACTATAAGGCAATCCATCATCAAGCTGACCCGAAATCATTCGATAAATAAGAGATATTACAGGCATTTCAAGTGATAAAAACAAAACACTTTGACCTAATTCTGCTGCCCAACGAGTATGCTCTAATAAAGCAATAGTCTTTCCTTGGCCAGGTCTTGCAGCAAATAATATTACATTTCCTTTTAGCCAACCT